CAAGTTCTTTTTGTTTTAATTGTACAATAGGATCAAACTGACCTGTTCCTGATATTTGTTGTGCCATTTGACTTATCTCCTGTGTAGCCTGAGCTGTAGCTTGTGCTAACATTGCTTCTTGTTCAGGTGGTAACACTTGACCCTCTGGTGGTAAAGGTTGACCTATAATTTGTTCAACTTGCTGTCTATACTTTAACGCAAGATGTTCTTGCATGTGTGCCATAAGCGTTTGCATTGCCATCTGATTTCTTTGAATATTTGGATCTTGTAAAAACGCTGAGTGGGTAGCCACATGTGCATCGTGATTTTGTTGTGGAAACGCTTTAAGTGGCTTCGCCATAAGAGCCTCAGCATTTTCACTTGCTGGATCTTTAGGTGCCATTTCAGCTTTAGGGGGTAAAATAGAATCAATATTTTGAACACCCAACGCTGAATACATTCGTCTATATGCTTCTTGTAAGTCATGAATCTGTGGTGCTGCCTGTGCTAATTGAAGTTGAGTTTGAGCCATAGATATTCGTTGACTCATACTAAACATCGCTGGATCACTTACTGGTACAACATCTATACGGTCATCGAAATCGTCTTCTTTTATTGTTCTTTTTGCTGCAGGAACATCATAAGGATATTCCATTGGTAAAGATTGTTTTACTACTTCAGCTAATATTCTTAATTCTTGCCTTTGAGCAAAATGTAATCTTTTATGTATTGCTGATAATATTTTTGTTCCTTGTTCTAATAGAGCAACTGTTGTGCCTACTGGCATTCCTTGACTACTATCACCTACATTTATATCAGCTACTGATGCAAATCTTCTTCCACTATCTATTAATACACCTAACATTTGTAATAAAGTTGCTGACGGTTCTTTATAAGGAAGTGGCATAATCGCTTCACGGATAGAAGATCCTGGAGCATCGACATCTCTAAATTCTCCAGGTTGTAATGGCTGATCATCGTCTCGAACTCTTAATCCTCTCGACTTAAATCCTGCTGGTAAATTAGCTAAAGTTCCTGCATCAATTAATTGTCTCAATATCGAAGTAGCTGATTTAGTTAATCCACCAATCATATGAATTAAACCAAAACCATAAAAACCTAATCCTGGAGTAAATTTATAATGAGTAAAATATCTAATTCTTTGTTTTAATTCATCGTTTTCTCTATAATTACGTCTTATAGATAAAACGTCCATATCTTCTGTTAATGTAACAATATACGGTAAAGCGATCCCAGTCGGCTCTCCGTTTTTATCTTCGTCTTCATAGCCCTCGATATTTAAATCAACATGCATTTCTAATAAAGTTACTACATCAGACATATTAGACGATTTTCTAAAACCTGTTATACTTTGTACTTTTTCTTTAGACTCAGAATCTTCTAAGCCTTCGTCTTCGAATATTTCGATATCTCTATAAAACCCTGATACTTGTAACTTTCTTAAATCGTTGTAATTCATAGTTACAATATGCGTAAAACGAGGACAGGTTTGTAGATTACTTTCAGTATAAGATACAACTAAATCATCTGCAGGTACAAATTTACTTACTGGTCGTCTTAGATTTTGATCATAATAAGTCTTTTTAAATGCAGATCCTGTTAAAGGAAGGTAATATAACATTTGATCTAGTTCTGGATCGAATTCTTCCATTACGTCCAGAACTAAAAAATTCATATATCCCCTTACCCTTTCGGCTTGCTCTTCGACTTCTTTCGACTTTTCACCGACGATCCTCGTTTGGACTGGACCCCCTGGAGGGAGGAGTTCTTTGTACGCTTGACTTTGGAACTGCGTCGCACTTTCTGCGAGGAGGGGGTGGTAGACCCCTGACGCCCCCCTGAACGGTTCACTTCTTTCATCAGTGCTTGTTCCAAGGAGATCGAGTCCTTCTGTGTAGCTGTCGAGCCACTCTTGCCTTGATTCTGTGTCTTCTTTGTACGCTTCGATAAGATCGGCAGCCATTTCGCTAAGTTGAGCTTCGTCGATATTTTCTGCCAAATTTTCATAAAAATCATCAATATCCCCCTTTTGTGATTCTTCTTCATAATTAACTATAGCTCCACCGTCCTCTAAAAGAACAGTATTATTTGCATCAAACTCAGTTTCAGGTGTTTCTTCTTCTACTTCGACTTCTATCTCATCTTCAGGAGAATCAACAACTTTTAACGGTTTATTTTTTTCTACAGCCATTTTTACCTCAATAGTAAACGTATTGTCTTACACTATGTTCTAATGCCTCATCTTCATAATCAGATGGATGTTTCAAAAATCCTCCTTGACGAAATCGTAACATAGCTTGAGTAGTGGAATCGACCAAATCATCATGATCACCATTAGGGAATTCTGTAAGCTCTTCAACAAGCTCCTCTGCCCACCTTGTTTCTGGCACCCATACAAGTCCTGATTCGAATAACGGTGCCACTGCATTAGTCCTAGCAATTTTATCCTGCCCTCTGTTTGGCGAATAGTTTTGTACAGGAATACCCATCGCCCTTAATTCTTGTGTTAATGGCATTCCTGATGCTTTGGCTTCGATGATAACCGAATCTGGATCCCATTGTAAATAACTTTCTTGAGCAACTTCCTTTAATTCAGGAAAAGTGTACCTATCTCGGATAGAATCTAACAAAATTATATTCGCTTGTTCGGATTCATTAACCCTAAAAACACCCCAAGTCGTAATTGCACTATAATCTGCTCTTTCTGACTTTAAAAAAGCAGTATCATAGCTTTGAATTATAAAATCTACTAGTGGAGGGTCAGATTTTTCCCAAATATTAATCCATTCTTTTTTAATTATTGCCCCATCGCCCCCTGTTGGCTCTTGCATCCACTGAGCAGACCATTTTGAGTGGGGTAAAGACGCTCGAATACCTTCTAATTCGTCAATTTTCCAAAATTCTTCCCAAACTGGCTTGCCAGACGGCATAATTGCAGGAAATTCTATTAATTCCCACTTATCTGCCTTTAAATCTGACATTTGAGCCTTTAATAATTGACCTGTTAAGTCCTTTTTTGACCATCTAGTCATTACTAAAATGATAACACCTCCTGGTTGGAGTCTCTGTCGAGGTCCAGAAGTATACCATTCGTATGCCATTTCCATAGCTGTTTCGCTTAATGCGTCTTGTTCCGAATGAGGGTCATCAATAATAAGAATATCAGCACCTCTACCAGTAATTGCACCTCCTACACCAGACGCAAAATACTCTCCACCTTCAGTTGTTTCCCATCGACCTGCTGCTTTTGAGTCAGCACGTAACGAAACATTAGGAAAAACTTCTTTATATTCCCTTGTATCTACTAAATCTCTAACTTTTCTACCAAATCGTACAGCAAGTTCACCTGTATGTGTAGCTTGAATTATTTTTAAATCTGGTCGAATACCCAAGAGCCACGATGGAAGCATATATGACGACATTTCTGACTTCGAATGTCGTGGAGCCATATTAATAATAACTCGTTTTAACTCCCCTCGTGCAATTTTATTAAATTGTTCGCACATTATCCTATGGTGTGCACCTTCGATAAAAGAACTCCACATCGTTCTAACAAAGGTTAAAAAATCTCCTCGGCATTCTTCTTGGAGCTTTCTTCGTTTTAATTCATCTGTGAGTAAATTTAATTCTAATAATTCGTCTCGTTTCAATTCACCTAAATCGGTAGACGAAATATATTTTTCTATTTCTTCTAAACTATTAAGTTGCATCAAGCGTCATCGCTTCTGGGGGTAATTCTTCATATTCCGTAAAAGCACCTTCTTCTACTTCGTCTAAATTTAATTCAGGCGAAAATAATAATGCTAATGGGTAAGATAAAACTCCTGCACCTTTTGCAACAGCTTTTCCAGCAACTCCTAATCCTTCTAAAATCATACCTCCTGGATTTATTTTAAAAGATTCAACTATCGCTGTTTTCGCTCTTTCAGGTGCGAATTGAAATATTCCTTCTCGTAACATTCTAAAATATTGTTTATCGTTTATATTTCCTATAGCTCGTTCTAAATCTAAACTATCTACATATCGTAAACCATCTTTTAACATTCTTTCTGCTGCTTGAGGTCCACCGATCCTATTTTCTTTCATACCGTATGCATGAAACTTAAACGCATCTTTTGCAGCTTTAGAAAATTCATCAGGAGAAACTAACATCGTTTTAATACGACCTCCTCCTGTTTGCTTTATTTGTTTTACTGAAGGAGTCTCTTGTAAACCAGCAAATCCTTTCGCCTTTTCTAAATTAGGTGTGAAAAATTTTCCTCTTGTCGTTTTACCTTCTTGTTTTTGAAATTCCATATCGCCAGAATATCCAAAATCAAATTTTGGGTTCGGTAATTTACGAGGCTCACCACGATAAACACGGATCATGCCTTGTGGGTCTTTTTTAAATAAAGACATTAAACCTTGTTCCATTATTCTTGTTCCCTACGAAAATATACATCGACATGGGCTTCGCATTTTGGACACGATAAATTAGTTACCATCGAATATTCTTCTTCGTCATCCAAATCTTGATCACCACCCCAAATTAATTTTGTACCACAATGGTAACAATCCATTATTTTTCGCCTCTTGCTTTTGCTGCAAGATCAGCTGTTAAATCACTTAATGAAAAATTTTCTATACCACTTACTAGCCCACCAAGTACACTTGATCGATCACCCTTAATCACATTCCCTATATCTCTTACAGCTAATCCTTTACTAAGAGCTTGAGCAATAGGTTGTATAGGATTAGGAACAAGAGATAAAAGACTTGTTACCCCTCTACCAATTTGAGAAGGAGTTATTGAAAAACTTGGTCCTGCTGTACCTGATCCACCTAACGTATTATTAGGATCAAACCCTGCGATACCTGTAACATTACCCTGCGTATTTACTGATACATTTGGACCCATACCACCAAAAGGACTTAAATCAAAATCTTCCGTACCAGTTCCTTGATCGCCTTCTGTACTTGTCGCTCCCATACCTGCCGAAACAGCTTGTTGATCAGCTAAAGAACTTTCTAATCCCATATCATCAGCAGGATTAAAAAAAGTAGGAATACCGAATAATGAACCAATCCCTCCACGATCTTTTAATAATTGGGCTTCTTGGGGATTGATATATGCGAGCATGTGTGGCTGACCACTAATCGTGGTTTGTTTAGGTATAGTATCTGTAGGAACTGCTGCTACTCCACCAACTCGCATTACTGACTCCTTTTTTCCAGATATAACCTATTTATGAAAAAATTAAAACCAAAAAAGATCCTATCGTAAAATTTCTGGTATATCGGCTGACAACCTTGCACTTTAGTGCTAGAAAAAGGGTGGTTCTCGCTGTAAAGGGGGGTGGGGGGCTGTCGTGTCGCTTTTATAATAGGGTGGTGTGCGTAAAAAAAGGGGGCTAAAAGCCCCCAAGTTTTAAGGTTTTGCTATCTCCCTAGCCGTAGCCCAAGCAGTACCAAATATTAATAATAAGCCAATACTAATATGGACTGGATCCCAAATTAAGAACGAAGTAATAAAGTACAACGTAGCTAAGAAAAAACAAATAGTACAAATAATCACGTGGAATAATTTCATTTTAATATCCTTTCTAAGAAAGGGGGGCTAGTAGCCCCCCAGTAAATTAGTTAACTTTAAAGTAATCGTTTAAAAGCCTTTTATGGTAGAAAGTCCAAATCCTTTCTACCGACTGGGTAGTAGATAACTTACTAGTTTCGGGATTTTTTAAATCCTTAATAATTTCCCCTTTAGTAGCCGTACCACCAAGATTATCTAAACTATATAGAATAGCTTGGGCTTGGGCTGGTAAAGGATA